CAGGGAAGCTTGGACTTCGCATCCTGATCATACAATCCTCAAAGCAATGGTTGCCGAACGTGCAATTTTCTTCGTTCTTCTACCATTCATGCGCTTTAATGGTGACGCTGGAATGCGAACAGTAAGTGCGGATATAAGCAGAGATGAACAAATCCACGTTGCTGCCAATAGCCTTGTTTGTCGGGAGCTGGGGCTTGATATCAGTCCTAGTCTTGATAAACTCCGCAAGGCAACTATCAATTGGGTAATGCAACCCCTAGGTAATAATACTACCGATAAATATTTGGATAAAAAATTTTGGCTGGATTCTAGTGATCGCTTAATGTATGAAGGTAAAGCTCCTGAGCTTTCCGCAACTAAGGCAGCACGGATGCCAGCATTCTTTGAGCATAGTAATGTTAACCTCCCCCAGTATGCTTGAAACCGTGGGTATGCAAGCCCGTGGTTTAATACATCAATTAGAAGAAGCTTTTCCACCAGTGAATCCTTCACCAGAAGATTCGCATTCAAAAATCATGTATAGATCAGGACAACGTGATGTCGTTGAATGGGTCATTAAATACATGGAAGAAAACTAAACTATTTTTATATTATGAATACTAGTTACGGCGCTTCAAATAAGTTTGGCCACGCAGATTACTACGGAAACCTTGCCGCAGGGATGAGTAATCAAGCCATTTTAGATTGGATTAATTCCAACAAAGGCCAGCTAAATAGCGAGCGTTTTCAAGGCCCCGATGAACTTGTCTCTCAAATTGCAGCTGCAGCTGGAGCTGAACAACAGGCTGCGGCAGCGGCAGCACAACGCCAACAAGAAATTCAAAGACAAGAACAATTACAACTTGAAGCTGAAGCAAGGCAAGCTGAAAGACTAAGGCAAATGGAGATTAGTTCACGTACTCAAGCTGCTAATAAAGCAAGAGCAGGATTGGAAAGCAGCTTTCAAATTAGGTCTAATTCTAAATCACCACAAACTTCAGGCACACAAGGCTTTAAACGTAGGAAACTACAAGTAAACCCAACTGCTTATAGTGCCGTTGCTGCAGGACCCCAGTCAACTTCACCTGGAGTAATTAACGTCTAATGACTGCTAAAACACGTTATGATAGATTGTCTTCAGACCGTTCCCAGTTTTTAAACACTGCTAGACAAGCAGCAGATCTAACTCTACCTTATCTTATTCGAGAGGATGAGACTTATACTAAAGGTTCGTTAAAATTAACAACCCCGTGGCAATCAGTTGGAGCCAAAGGTGTGGTGACGCTTGCAAGTAAATTAATGCTTGCATTGCTACCTCCACAAACCAGTTTCTTTAAGCTACAGGTAAATGATATTAACATTCCTGGTGAATTAGGACCACAAATTAGATCAGAACTTGACTTGTCATTTGCTAAAGTTGAACGTACAATCATGGAGTCTATTGCAGCCTCTACTGATCGTGTTATTGTTCACCAAGCATTAAAGCATCTTGTTGTAGCTGGTAATGCTCTCATCTTTATGGATAAGGATAGTTTAAAACTTTATCCTTTAAACCGATACGTAGTAGATAGAGACGGCAACGGTAATGTTATAGAAATTGTAACAAAGGAAACAATCTCAAAAACCCTATTAAAAAAAGCTTACCCAGATTATAAGGAACCTCAACCCAACCTACCTTCTGATAATTCATCACGTCATGATGATGAATGTGATATTTACACACATTGTGTTAGGGATAATAACCGTTGGGTGTGGCATCAAGAAGTAGACGACAAGATTCTACCCAAGTCTTATGGTAAAGCACCCCTTGATGCAAACCCCTGGCTTGTGCTACGCTTTAACCACGTAGACGGTGAAGTCTATGGACGTGGTAGGGTCGAAGAATTCATTGGTGATCTAAAGTCACTTGAAGCTCTGTCACAAGCACTTGTTGAAGGGAGTGCAGCTGCTGCTAAGGTAGTGTTTACCGTTTCACCCTCCAGTACCACCAAACCATCCACGCTTGCTAAAGCAGGTAACGGTGCTATCATTCAAGGTAGACCTGATGACATTGGTGTAGTGCAGGTTGGTAAAACGGCTGACTTCCAAACTGCTTATCAAATGGTAGGTAGTCTTTCTCAACGATTAAGTGATGCTTTTCTTGTTCTTAATGTTAGACAATCTGAACGCACAACTGCTGAAGAAGTACGTATGACTCAGATGGAACTAGAACGTCAACTCGGTGGATTGTTTAGTCTACTCACTGTTGAATTTCTTGTACCTTATCTTAATCGTAAACTAAACGTTGCACAAAAAACAGGAGAGATCCCTCGCCTTCCTAAAGGTGATATCGTCAGACCTACTATTGTTGCTGGTATCAATGCTTTGGGTCGTGGTCAAGACAGAGAAAGTCTTGCTCAGTTCCTCAGTGTTGTTGCACAAACAATGGGACCAGAAGCTATTCAACAGTATATTAATTCTGAAGAAGTTGTCAAACGTTTGGCAGCGTCATCTGGTATTGATACATTGAATCTTGTTAAGAGTATGCAAGAGATGCAACAAGAACAGCAGCAAGCAATGGCTCAGCAACAGCAGATGATGGCTCAACAACAAGAACCTCAGATGGCTGCTGTTGAACAAAAACGTCAGCAAGCTGAAGCACAGATGATGATGCAACAAGAACAACAACAACAACAACCAATTCAATGAGCGAAACACTAACATTTAATGATGCACCCGCTGATCAGCCAGAACTTAATGCTGATGAGCAAGAGTCTCTCGCTGTTGCCGAGGCTAACGAAGGGGAACAACAACAGCTATTTGCAGGTAAATTTAAAGATACACAATCTCTTGAACAAGCCTACTTAGAACTTCAAAAAAAACTAGGTGAACCTCGTGAAGAAGAAGAAGTAGTTTCTGAAGAGGTAGAAGAACAATCTGAAGAAGAATATGATGAATCTTCTGACGATAAATTATCTGAAGCTCAAGCTGATCAACTATTTAAGATGGTTGGCGGTGAACAAGTTTATAAAGACATGATGGATTGGGCTGGTCAGACCCTTATTCCAGAAGAGATTGATATGTATGACTCTGTAATGGCAAAAGGAGATCCTAATAGTATTTTCTTTGCTGTTCAAGCGTTGAATAATAAATATACAGATGCTGTTGGGAAAGACGGTCAGATGTTGACTGGACGCGGTTCTGCATCATCTACTGATAACTCATTCCGTAGTCAATCAGAACTCGTAGCAGCCATGAGTGACTCACGTTATGATAGTGATCCAGCATATCGTTCTGACGTTATGCGTAAACTTGAAAACTCTGACCTTGAATTCTAATGACTGTTTCCACCAACGATCGCGGACAACAAAACCTTTTTGCTAAAGAACCCACCATGTACACTGACAAAGATTACACTGTGACTCATAACGAAAAAGCTGAGATGCTAAACGGTCGCCTAGCTATGCTAGGTGTGATGGCTGCGCTTGGAGCGTATGCATTAACTGGTCAAATTATCCCCGGTATTTGGTAATGGCCAAATCAGGTCTCTACGCTAACATCCACGCAAAGAAAATGCGTATCGCAAAAGGCTCCAATGAAAAGATGCGTAAGCCAGGGAGCAAAGGTGCTCCTACTGCTGCCAACTTCAAACGAGCTGCTAAAACTGCTAAGAAAAAATGACTAACACACTTATTGCCTCAATTGTCTGGATTGCATCCTGGTATGGTCCGTATTACCACGGCAGATTAACTGCTAATGGGGAGAGGTTTAATCAAATGGCAGCAACCGCTGCACATAAAACACTACCATTCGGTACTAGACTGAAGGTTTGCTATAAGACTTGCGCGGTAGTAAGGGTGAATGATCGAGGTCCCTTTAATCCCGATCGAGATATTGATCTCAGTAAAGGGACTGCAGAGCAAATTGGCATGATCGGTGTAGGCGTCACTCCTATTTCTATTACTATTTTGAATTAAATGACTATCCAACTCACTGATGCTGCTTTCTATTACAAGCAAGAGCCACATCAAACAAAGGCTTGGGATTGGCTGGAGGCACAACTAACTCCTGAACAGTTGGAGGAATTTGGACGGTTGTATCGAGACCGTCCTGAGGTTCCTTCTGGTTATACTTATGTCACCAAACGACAGCTTGCTGAGATTTGGCAATGCTCACCAACTCTAATTACAGACAGTGAGATTGTAGAACTGAATAAGTGTTTGGAGACATTTCAAATTACCACTCCTTCTCGTATCCGACACTTCCTCAGTCAGACTGCCCACGAGTCTGGTGGTGGACGTTGGAAGAAAGAACTTAGTGACGGGTGGTATCTTGAGGGTAGGACTGACATTGGTAATGTATACCACGGTGACGGTCCTAAATATAAAGGAGCTGGTTACATCCAGCTGACAGGGCGACACAACTACCAGAAATTTTCAGACTATATCGGTGACCCTAAAGTAATGGATGGGGTGGATTATGTTGCTGAGACTTATCCTTACACCTCTGCTGGTTACTGGTGGTGGTCTAACGGTATGAATGAATTATGTAATAAGAACCCAACAGTAAGACAAGTTACCCGTCGTGTAAATGGTGGGTATAACGGTCTTACTGATCGTGAACATTATTACGCTATTTGCCAGAGAGTTATCTAATCAATTTGGAGTCAGGCACCTCAGAGTCGGACCTGGCTCCTATTGGCATTGGCCCTTACTTAATCGCTTAATAAAGTGAAGCATTTAAACAATGCTAATCGCTTCATAAACATGCACTACTATTTAAATGGCTACGTCTACAGTCGGCTGAGCACACGTCCGTTCATCCCGCAAGGGACGCATGACACCATAAGCATGGAACGGGGCTTATGGAGGCTTCTAGAGAGGTTACTATGCAAGGCAAGACTTATTGCTATCGCGGTGTAAAATACACCAAGTGAGGTAGACCTAACGACCGAGTGCAATTCTCGGTCTCACTATTGGCATTGGCCCTTACGAGGACAACCTTTGCCGTCATGACGGTAGGAAAGACTACAATACAAATTAAATAACTCAAAGATCTTTGAGAGTCGTATAAACTAACTCTCTTTTTAAAAATGGCTTTTCAATCTTCGGTTAACCCCTCTCAGCTTACACAGCTGGGTCAGGCTAACCTAGCTGGAGACAAGCGTGCACTGTACCTCAAGTTGTTCAGTGGCGAAATGTTCAAAGGCTTCCAGAATAATACAATCGCTCGTGACTTGATCATGAAGCGTACACTTAAGAACGGCAAATCTTTGCAGTTCATCTTCACAGGTCGTACCAAGTCGGAGTTTCATACTCCTGGTAACAGCATCCTTGGTGATTCCAATAATGCACCTCCTGTGGCTGAAAAGACGATCACGGTTGATGACCTGTTGATCAGTTCAGCTTTCGTCTATGAATTGGACGAAGTGCTTTCTCATTACGATCTTCGTTCTGAGATCTCACGTAAGATCGGCTACGCTCTTGCAGAAAAGTATGACCGTCTTGCATTCCGTGCTATTGCACGTGGTGCACGTAAGGCTTCTCCTATCAGTGCAACTGGTTATGTTGAGCCCGGTGGTACACAGATTCGTGTTGGTGCTACTACCAATGATTCTGATGCTTACGTTGCTGCTAACCTGGTGTCTGCATTCTATGATGCAGCTGCTGCTCTTGATGAGAAAGGTGTTACTTCAGATGGCCGTGTTGCCGTCCTTAACCCTCGTCAGTATTACGAATTGATTCAAGCTGTTGGTACCAACGGTCTGGTCAATCGCGATGCACAAGGTACTGCCCTTCAGGGTGGCCAAGGCATCGTTGAGATTGCTGGCATCAAGATCTACAAGTCAATGAACATCCCGTTCCTTGGTAAGTATGGTACTGCTTACGGTGGTACAACTGGTGTAACCGCACCTGGTAACACTGGTGACTTTGTTGCTGAATCTCTTGAAGATGCATCCGGTGCTCAAACTGGTATCAATAATGATTATGGTACAGCAACCGAATTCGGTTCTAAGTCCTGTGGTCTTATCTTCCAGAAAGAAGCTGCCGGTATGGTTGAAGCAATTGGTCCTCAGGTTCAAGTAACCAGTGGTGATGTCTCCGTGGTTTACCAGGGCGATGTTATGCTTGGTCGTTTGGCTTGCGGTTGTGATTACCTCAACCCTGCTGCTAGTGTTGAATTGTATGTTGGTGCTTCTGCTCCTTCTACATTCTGATATTATTATATCCAATGGGAGTCTCTTCGGAGGCTCCTTTTTTTTTAATTCTTTATTGAGAATAATACTCATTATCAATTTATGGCCTTCCCTACTACTGGCTCCAATACTGAGCTACAAGCTGTTAATCAGATCCTGGCGTCAGTTGGTCAGGCTCCTGTCACTACATTGACAACTGATGAAACTTTTGTACTAAACGAAGTTTCAAGCTTTACTGGTTCTATTTCCGGCACCACTCTAACTACTACAACAGCTAACATTCCAGTCGGCACCTATATCGGTGGACCTGGTGTAACTGTTGGTACATCTATTGCCGTTGCAGGTGTAGAAGTATCTCCAGCTACAGATCCTGTTACATATAACTATACTGTTAATATTTCTCAAACTGTTTCCAGTCAGATCTTAAAACAGTCTATTGCTACAAGTAGAATTGAATCACAAACCAACCCGGACGTTGCGATTGCACTCAACACTCTAAGAGAAGTGTCTCGCGAAATACAATCAGAAGGCTGGTCTTTTAATAAAGAATACGACTATCCTATTACACCTGACTCATCCAACGAAGTAATTATTGCTAATAATATACTCCAAATGGATTTGAATAGAACTTATACACAAAATTTAGATAGAGATAGCATTAATCGTGAAGGCAAACTTTATGATAAAACTGCTCATTCATTTACCTGGACTGACGATACCTTATACGTAGATGTTATTTGGTATTTTGATA